AAAAAAGAGCCCCGGTGTTTAGCCGGGGCGCAAGGAGGACTAATCCTCAAGGAGAAGCAACAGAACAAAAAATTTGCACCATTGCCGAAAAGAAGTGTACACTAACTGCAACGAGGCAACAAGCGCTATGTGAGCGCCCGAAGGGGAACCACTAGTGCCAACCTACGCAAAAATGCTAGAACATCTTATTCACGGCGAATTTCACCCAGACGTAGTCGATATGACTGCGGCTACGCTTTTGCCGCTTGATAAGGCTGAGCCTGCAACCATCATTGACGCACAAGTTAAGACTGCCGACTGGCTTAAAGAGCTGGAGCTAGACGACGAAGCAGCAGAGTCCAAGGCAGACGCCCAAGCAGCGCGGCAATCTTTTGCATCTTTAGTCACAGGCCAGCCGCCACAGAACACACAGCAAGCACTTGCTAACATTAAAGCGCCAGCGGCAGTCCAACATCTGGTGGGAATGCTTACCGCCTACGATTGGGCGTTTGTGGAGCAAGCCAAAGAACTGCGCGGTTTTGCCGTAGCCAAGATTCTTGAGGAAGTAGACCACCCAGATGCGCGCATACGGCTCAAAGCGCTAGACATGCTGGGTAAAGTCACTGAGGTTGCGCTGTTCACGGAGCGAGTCGAGGTCAAGAAGACTGAGATGACGGACGTAGAACTTGAAGCGCGGATCAAAGACAAGCTCAATAGGTTCATGGGTGTGATCGATGTAGTCGACGTGTCTGAAGAAAAGTCAAATGAAGACTGATAAGTTCACAACTCTTAGCAAACTTGAGCTAGAAGCTATGGCCAAGGCACTGCCGCACATGACGCTGGCAGAAAAGATGGAGCTTTTCCAAGACTTGGAGATGCGCGAAGCCCGCGCCAGCCTGCAAGCGGCCAAAACAAACATGTTGGGGTTCGCTCAGAGCGTCTATCCGGGCTTTAAGATTGGGCCGCACCACAGGAAACTGGCCAAAATCTTCACAGATGTGGTTGAGGGCAAGAAAAAGCGCGTGATTATCAACATCGCGCCACGTATGGGTAAGTCAGAGTTCTCCTCATACCTGTTCCCTGCGTACTTCCTAGGTAAATACCCTAATAAGAAGATCATCATGGGCACCCACACCGCGGGTTTGTCAGAGGACTTCGGTAGGCGCGTACGTAATTTGATTGAATCGGAGGAGTATCGTGAAGTTTTCCCCCAAACAATGGTGGCCGACGACCAGAAGGCGGCTGGTAAATGGTCTACAAGCGCTGGCGGTCAGTACTATGCTGCTGGTGTCGGGGGCGCTCTTGCTGGTCGTGGTGCTGATCTGTTCGTTATTGACGATCCACACTCGGAACAAGACGTAAAAGCCAACTCACGGCTTGCTTTTGACACTGCGTGGTCTTGGTTCCAGACCGGCCCACTGCAACGCTTGATGCCCGGTGGTGCGATCATTGTGATTATGACCAGATGGTCGCTGTTAGACCTGACTGGGCGCTTGATTGACTACCAAGCTCGCAACCCCGAGGCTATTCCATGGGAAATTGTTGAGCTTCCGGCCATTCTCAACGAAGATCAGGACACGGAGAAGTCCTTGTGGCCAGAGCAGTGGCCTCTTGCCGCACTTAAAGCGACTAAAGCGTCTATTGAGCCTAGGTATTGGAACGCGCAGTACATGCAGCAGCCCACAAGCGAGAACTCAGCCATTGTTGGGCGCAAGATGTGGCGCATATGGGAGTCTGAAGACCCACCGCAGTGCGATTACGTCATTCAGTCGTGGGATACGGCGTTTGAGACCAAGAACAACTCAGACTATTCAGCCTGCACCACATGGGGCGTGTTCTTCAACGAAGAAGAGAAGGACGCGACGCAAATTATCTTGCTCGATGCGTTTAAAGACCGCATGACGTTCCCTGAACTTAAAGAAGTCGCGCTTAAGCACTACAAGGAGTGGGAGCCAGATGCGTTCATCGTGGAGAAGAAGGCCGCAGGCGCTCCGCTGATCCAAGAACTGCGGGCTATGGACATCCCCGTGCAGGAAACAAATCCTAGCCGCGGCAACGACAAGATGGTACGATTAAACGCAGTGGCTGATTTGTTTGCCTCTGGCATGGTCTGGGCACCAGACACACGCTGGGCACGAGAAGTGATCGAAGAGATGGCGGCTTTCCCAGTTGGGGAGCACGATGACTTCGTGGACACGACCACACAAGCACTGCTACGCTTTAGGCAAGGCGGTTTTATTACTTTGAACACGGATGCGAAGGACGACCCTGATTACTTCCGCCGCAAGTCGTACGCATACTATTAGGAACAAACATGAGTTATGAGCCATTGTTCGGTTTGCCAACAGGAGTAGACGACATCGAGTCTGTTTTTAAAACGGCTCGCGGGTCTACTTATGCCCATCATGCAGATACCACAACTACCGGCAATAGGGAGCCGTCTAACCAAAAAGGCACTGGGCCAAAAATTCAAAACCGTTCTGGAAAAACCATATACATGGATCCCAAACATGTTAATCAAGTGGCGGGGTTATATCAAAACACTGAGATGGCTACAAAATTTGTGCCAATTTTTGAAAACGGAAAAGAAACTGGAAAAGTTGCCTTGCAGTTAACGGAAGATTATGGCCCTAAAAAAGCAGGTACCACGTTAGTACAAGTACCCTATACAACCAAACCCGCAATTGGATTAAACCCCGTAGAAATTTGGGGCAGTCAAAGTCCCATAGGATCTAGCGGAGGCAACATCCACTTTGGCAATGCTATTACTGAAGTGCATCCTAAACCATCTAGATTAGGTGGTAAATTAGGTGTAGCCGCCGCTTTAGCTGCTGGAACTGGTGCGGCAAGTGCGGGGGAGTTAAGACAAGCGGTTGGGGATGTTGCGGAAAGTTTTTTACCGTTGGGCTTGACACCATCCGGTTTGAACAAAAATGAAAAAGAAGAGTTGGCAAAGCGTAGAAAAATGCCGCCAACAATTAGCAAAGCCCGTGGCGGGTCAGTAAAAATGCCCGACAGTTATTCTCAGGGCAATTGGAAACTTATTTAAGGAACACACATGGCAACGAACATTGACAAAGCGCTGTACCAATCTCCAACAGGCATTGAAGAACTGGCGCAGGACGAGTCTGCCATTGAGATCGAAATCGTTGATCCTGAAGCTGTCAAGATTGGCATAGACGGGATGGAGATTGAGATCGAGCCAGCCGAGCCGTCTGCTGAAGACTTTGACGCTAACTTGGCTGAGTACATGGACGAGAGCGCCATGCAGACGCTGGCTAGTGATTTGGCAAGCGACATTGAGCAAGATAAGAGCTCCCGCAAGGACTGGGAGAAAGCCTATACAGAAGGCTTGAAGCTCTTGGGTTTGCAGATGGAAGAGCGCACCGAGCCTTGGAACGGAGCGTCTGGCGTGTTCCACCCGATGATTACAGAAGCTGTTGTGCGCTTCCAGTCAGAGACAATCACCGAAACATTCCCAGCGCAAGGCCCCGTGCGTACCAAAATACTTGGTAAAGAGACACCGCAAAAGCAAGAAGCGGCTACTCGTGTAGAAGCAGACATGAACTACCAGCTTACTGAGAAGATGGTTGAGTTCCGTCCAGAGCATGAGCGCATGTTGTGGTCACTGCCGGCCACAGGTTCAGCGTTTAAGAAGGTGTACTACGACCCAGCGCTTGGCCGCCAAGTGTCTATCTTTATCCCTGCTGAAGACATGATCCTGCCATACGGCACATCGGACATTCAGACTTGCTACCGCGTCACGCACGTAATGCGCAAGACCAAGAATGAGATTTTGAAACTGCAGCAAGCTGGGTTCTACCGCGAAGTTGATCTTGGTGAGCCAGACAAAGTTGTTGGTGATATTCAGAAAGCCAAGGACAAAGAGACAGGCTTTAGTGATCTGAACGATGACAGGTTCACTTTGCTTGAGTGCCACGTTGATTTGGATATCAAGGGTCACGAAGACTTGGACGACGATGACGAGCCGACAGGCATCGCGCTTCCGTACGTGGTGACAATCATTCGCGGCACAAACGATGTTTTGGCTATTCGCCGTAACTGGAACGAAGATGATGAACTCAAACTTAAGCGCCAGCACTTCGTGCACTACCAATATATTCCGGGCTTTGGAGCTTATGGCTTCGGGCTGTTCCATCTTATCGGAGGCTTTGCTAAATCCGCTACAAGCATCATGCGCCAGCTCATCGATGCAGGAACGCTGTCCAACTTGCCCGGTGGCCTCAAGTCCAGAGGACTGCGCATCAAGGGAGATGACACGCCAATCGCTCCGGGTGAATTCCGTGACGTAGACATCGGCTCTGGCACCATCCGTGACAGCATCCTGCCCCTGCCATATAAAGAGCCATCAGCGGTTCTTGCCGCACTGCTCGATAAGATCGTAGACGAAGGCCGTAGGTTTGCGGCTACTGCGGATATGAAAGTGTCCGACATGTCTGCGCAGGCTCCTGTGGGAACTACGCTTGCCATACTTGAGCGCCAGCTTAAAGTGATGACGGCTGTGCAGGCCCGTGTGCACTACGCCTTAAAGCAAGAACTGCAGCTTCTGCGTGACATCATCCGTGACTACACAGATGACACGTACGCATACGAGCCAGAAGGCGACGACGGCCCACGCGCTAAGAAGTCGGACTACGCGCATGTAGACGTTATCCCCGTGTCTGATCCGAATGCGGCCACCATGTCACAGCGTGTGGTGCAGTACCAAGCTGTTATTCAGATGGCGCAGATGGCTCCAGATATCTATGACCTG